GTATAAACTTAATAATGCTTCACGATCTTCGTCTGTTAAACTTGAAATCGATTCATCATTATGATTAATAAAATCTGATTGTAGTATTTCTAGAAAAGAATTTGTTTCTTCTGCTTGATAATTTGCAGAACCACCTATTGCAACGGTAAAATGTTTATTTAAAATCTGGTTGTAATATAGAGCAACTTTAATACCATCATCGAATAACCTAACGCTCTTTCTTCTTAAAACCAATACCTGTGGTGGTTGATTAGCGTAATGTGTATCTGAAGTATTTTCTTGTTGTAAAGGCTTTGTTTCTTCTTTTCTTCGTTGATTAACAATTTTTTGTATTTTTTTGACTGCAATATCAGGTTGTTTACCTTGTAACTTATCATTAAATTCTTTGTTAATGGCTTCCTGATCTTTTGGTAGTTTAGCTGCGGTATCATAACCACCAAAATTAATTCTGCGCGAGTAAACTTTTCTACCAGTTTCTGGTGAGATATAAAAGTCAGAACTGTATGAAGTTCCCTCTTGTAATTCGGTTCTAAATTTATTTAAAGATTTCATTGGTCTTCTTCAACTTCTTCTTGTTCAAATTCTTGTTCTTCTTCGGGTGCATCAGACATATTGTAAATTGTCTGTGCTAATTCTTGTTTTTTATCATCTAATGCTTGAAAAGCTTTTGCAGATAAGATATCTGTTAAAGATTCTTTTGCGTCAGAAAGATCACCGTTCATCAATTGTGCAATAAAATTTTGTGTTGACATTTTATTCTCCATTATTTTTTAAATGATTTGGAATATTTATCCACTTCTTTATCAAGCATTGGTGTCATCGATTCGACATTTTCTTGATCTTGTGTATTATCTTCTGGTGGATAATCTTCACTAGAGGCTTCTGGTTGATTAGCTGCATTTTGCTGTGCTTGCTGATCTTGTGTTAAAGAAGTAATACCTTGTTCTTGTTCTTTTTTAATTTGTTTGTCTATTGCTATAATATCTTCTTCTGTTTGTTGAAGAATATTTTTTCTTGCCCATTCGGTAGAATAATATTTGCCAATATATGGATCAACTAGCTGAAGCATTTGCAATCTATTCTGTAGAAGTTCTGCGTCACGCAATTCAACAAAGTTATTATCTTTTACATAATCGTAATAGATATCTTCTCTAAATTGTTCCCACTCTTCACTTGTACAAATTCCCTTGAGAACTAACTGAATGTGAAGAGCATTGTCAAAAATTTGAGAAAACTTATTACGAAGTCTTGTTACAAATTGATCGAACTTAACTTCATCTCTTGTTACTTCTGTTGATCTACCGAGACCTATCATCCCACCTTGTTGTGGTTCTAATCTTGAAATAGGTACATTTAATGACTGAAGAAGTTTTTGTCTGAAATACTTAACATCTTCTAGTTCACCAAGATTCTGACCAGCAGGCAGAGTTGTAATTTCAGTACCCTTTCCACCTTCTCTTCTTGGTAACCAAAAATCTTCAAGCATTGACATATGCTTACGATCATCACGGAGTTCTCCTGTTGATGCATCGTATACCATTTTATTACGGTACTTAACCATAACATCGCGTAGATATTGTTCTGCTTTACCTTTTGGTAAATTACCTACGTCGATGTAGAATATTCTACGTTCGGGCGCTCTTGAAATTCGATATATTACAACCGCATCTTCAATCATTCGTAATTGATTGAGAGGCTTAATTGCTTTGTGTAGATAGGAGATTACGAACGTATTTTTTGCATCCATCAAGCCAGAATTGACATTGATAATAGCGTCTTTAGCTATTCTTACACCAGCATTTACTTGTGCTGTGTAAGTTTGTGTTGTTGTTCCCTTGTCATTATAGACATAGTATTCTGCTATTGATTTGATAATCAAAGCACCTGTTCTTGGATCTTTTTCTTTTACAATCTCACGAACTTTACGAATCTTTCGTGGATCTATGTATCTTAATTCTTTGATACCATCTTTGGGTTTGCTATCATCGACAAGAACATGATAGTAAATTCTACCGTCAATATACCATCTCTTAAAAAGATCGTCTGCAAGATTACCAAAATTTAGCATCTTGAGAACGTTATCGAATTCTTCTTTTATTTTCTTTTTTATAGATTCTGGTTGTTTTAGTTTGTCTAAAACTATATCTACGCACTTACCAGTTTTATCATGTGAAATTGTTTGATTGACGATATCATCAATAGCCATTTCTAATTCTGGATGATTAGCCATTTCACGATATCTTGTGATAAGTTCTAGTTCATTTCGAACAGAACCTTCTAAATCAACATATGTACCATAATACGCATTTTGCGTTACAGTAACTGCACCATCATCAAGTGCTTCAGTAGGAAGCGCAAAAGACGGAGGCTGTTTCTCAACAGGCTCCGAAATGTCTTTTTTACCTAGTGTAAATCCAAAAAGTTTAATAGTCGCCATTAAAAAAATTTTCCGTAAGTCAAATTGGGGGGAACAAATTTCCCCCCGTTAATAATAAAATTAAGTTGGTACGAATGGTGTTGTTGGTGATACAGTACCGCTACCAACTTCGGTACTAGTAACTTGCTCCCACCACTGGTATGCGAAGGTTACAGAAAATTCTTCGATACTATCATTGCTACCCCAATCTAGATCAATTGCAGCAACATCAGTTGGGAATATACCAATATAGTTATATGTCTTAATCACACCACCAGTTTTACCATATTGTCTTACTTGTGCATTTCTAGTATAATCAAGTGGACGAAGACCAGAAGGTGTGCGAAGATTTGTTATGTGTGAATTGATACCATGCATCCACTTTTCAAAAGCATCACGAATTAAAAAGTCTTCATCATTAATAATTGTAACTGTCCAATCTGTGAATGTACGATTACCTGCAAATTTTAATTCACGACCGAAGTAATTAACTGGAACTGAACCAATTGTAGCACCTGGTAACTGTGAAGACTTACACATAAATGTAAACTTCTGCTGTGCGTTACCTGATGTGGCAAATGTTGGAAAATTCATTGTTACTTCGAACAGATTTGGACGAGCGCCGTCCGCAACCATCTGTGATCGAAAATCGTTAACGTTAAAGGGCATTTAATTTCTCCTGTTTTTATCTATTTATGCACCTATCATCATATTTTTTAATGATAGGTGCATATTGTTTTTTACAATTTAGAACTTACCGACAATTTCATTAAATGATACACCAGTTCTTACAGCAACGAAGTTCAACTGTATAAAGTTAATCGAACGAGCTGGTTTGATGTAGATATCACCAACGAATTCGTTTCGATCAATAACTTCTGGTGTATTATTTGTTTCATCACAAACTACACGGAAATCGAAAATACCACGGCGACCTTGAACGTCTCTTAGATATGGCTCAACTAGTGCAACGAATTGCGCTCTTGTGAACTGATCATTAAATTCGAACAATGTTGAACGTGATGCTACAGAAATTGCTTTTTGTAAAGTAATAAACAATCTACGAACATTAATTCTATCAAAAGCTGATGGTCTTGATAGTAATGTTTTATCGCCATAAAGAATTGTGCCTTCGCCGCTAAATGTTACAACAGGATTAATACCTTTAGCATATAGATCATCTCTATCTGCCTTCGAAGGATTCCAAGCCAATCTGATGACATTTTTTACACCACCTCTGTTTAAACCAGCTGGAGAAAACCATGGATCTCTTAACTGATCTGATCTGGCTGTTAAACCAGCTATATCGCCATTTAATGGAATCCAACGATATGTGTCATTGAATTTATCATACTGATATTTCCAACCTGAATCCATGAATGCGTATGATGAAGATCCGATCGCAGCCGCATCAGTTTTTACATTCGAAGTTTCTTCTCCGTAGTTATCAATTACAGATTCTCTCTTTGGTGACACAAAAACTACGCAATCTTTTCTAACTTCTGCAATGTTATTGATTGCATATTGAGAAACTGATGTATTTGCTGGCCCTGTAAACAACAATGAAACATCGATGTTATCACCATTTACGAATTGATCCCAACCAATATTTAAATTACCATTCGTTAATGATCCGCTAGCACCACCACTTAGTGTCGCTGCAACTAAACCAGCAGCACTTGCATATGGTTCTGTAGTATTATCTGTAGAAGTACCCCATGTTGCACCATTTGCGTCACCACTATCAGCAAAAACAAGATTGGCGCTACCTGTAGTACCACCGAGAGGTACTAAATTAATACTAGGTGATGCTAATGGTGAAAGGAACTCACCGCCGGCGATAACAGAAGCTGAAATTATGTTACCGTTTGTATCTACACCAATTTGAATATTTGCAGAAGAAATACCACCAGTAATAGTTATGAATCCATTACTGTAACCAGTACCTTGAGCGACGATAGTAACATCGTCAACTGTGTAGGTATTTGATTGTTCTGGATGACCTAACCACCAAATGTACTTAGAACGATTGTTAATTACATTTTTGTAATAGCTTGTTGATCCGTCTGAATACTTTGCATCAGATGCTTTTGATAGGAATCCAAATTTCTCTAGAACAGTATTTGCTGTACCTGAAATTTTACCTAAAGTATCGATAACTACAACGTGCAATTCATCATTTGATAGATTTCTTGCTGCTGCATAGTCAGATGTTGATGGTGCATCGGTGAAAAAGCCTTGATATGTGCCTGCCCATGAAGACCAAGTATTTGAATCTACTAGCTCTACAGACAATGAATTTCCTAATGTTCCTGGATATTTTGCCGCAAACAAACCGCCAGTATCTACGCCATCTGAATGGTTTTGGATATAATCTGTTTCGTTTTCGATTAAAACACCAGTACCTGTTTCTGTCGCATTAAGGGCTCCTGTTGCTGATGCACGAACAACGCGAAGACTGTTGGCATATGCTAGAAAGTTTGATGCGCTAAACCAGTATTCGAAATTGCTATCTGTTGGTTTTCCAAATCTGTCGATTAGTGTTGCTTCTTGATCTACGGTGACAATCTGATTAACTGGACCCCAGCTAAAATCACCAACAAAGGCACCGATTGTTGTTGAGACTGATGGTACATATGTTGTCAGATCAACTTCTGAAACATTAATACCAGGTGATAGTTGAAATGCCATTGATTTCTCCTTTATTTATAGGTTCAATTATCAATTTATATACTATTTAGTTTTTTAGGAAATTGAAAACCAAGCATTATTATTATTGTCTATCACTACCTCTTCTTTCACACCATTATCAAAAATACCCACAGGAGTTATATCCTCATCAATTAGCATATTTTGTTCTTGTAAAAGCAATTTTCTAATGTCAATATTTGTGCTATCTTTGAAGAAAGATTGAGCCGCCAACCATGCAAATAGTACAAGACCCATGGCTAAATCGTCATTACATCCTTCTTCAGCAGCATAAGAATCCCGAATTCGAACAAATGTATTTAACTCGGCAATCGTGTCAAAATCATTAATTATCAATTTATCGTTTTCAATTAAGGTTTTTAAGTTCGCACAACCAATCTTTTTTACGGATTTTGTTGTTTTAATACCAAATGATGTTGATCTCTTAAAACCAGCAGAGATAGTTTGACCTTTTATGTTATGATATTCCAATTTATAAACATTTTCATATTCCAAATCAAAATGTAAAATATCAACAACCTGTTGACCAACATTATTTGTCTCAATTAAAGCATACGCTTCATTATATTTTTTACATATAGAGTAAATTACCGTTGGAAAAAATAACAAAGGTAATTTATTATTTCTATATTTAGCAACCTGACGATATGGGGATTGAGTAACATCTACCACATTTACTGTGGAATAGTCTTGTCCAACACCCTCAGAACAGTCGATGGTGCAAACATACATTCTTCCTGGTTTTGGTTCTTCGTATATGTCTAATCCCTCAACAGAAGATATTGGATTAAAGAAAGCAAGATTTCTTAGTTTAGAACCAGATATTAGAGTTGCAGAAGAACCGATGAATTCAGTTTCAAACTCCTGCCGAAACTGCTCTTCTGATGTATTTCGTATCGTTTCTTCTTTCCATTGCTCATCTCGCCCAGGTACCATCGACCAATGAACTTCAATTGGTAAATATGTAGAACGTTTTTCGATAGCATCAGTCCACATTTTATAGAACATATTCAGACCGTTTGGTGTCGAAACAATGATGACTTTTGTGGTTTTACCAGACGAAATAACTGGATATGTTGAAGTGAAGAATTCTTGTGCCATATTCATCGGCACGAATGCGAATTCATCAAGAAAAACTAGATTGTATGTACCGCCTCGAACACCTGCTGCTGAAGTTGCATATGCATAGATTTGAGAGCCATTCTCAAGTTCTATATTACCTTTGTTCCAAATTTTGATACCTTGTTGTAACCATATTGGTAGATACTCATATGCATACTGAATTCTGCCTAAGATTTCTCTGGCTAATGCACCTTTATTAGCAAGAATCGCTATCTTGTAATCAACATTAAACAGAACACACCAAAGCATATAACCGACAGTTGTTGTTGTTTTTCCAACCTGTCGAGGCATCTTACAAATACAAAATCTGTTATCATGAAACTTTTGAACCATCTCTTCTTGAAATGGCCACATTTCAAACGGTACTAAACCATGATCTACGTTTACAATTTTTACATATTTCTTAATAAAGTAGATTGGATCTTCTGCACACTTTGCATATTCTAAAACTTGCTCTTGTGTAAATGAAAGTTCTGTACCTGCTCTCTTTAAATTCGAATTACCATTATAACCTAATTCATCCATTATTTTATCAAGCTTTTAAGCATCCATGCGTGTTTTTGGTGTTGATCAAGAAGGTCTTGTAAGAAGTTTTCAATTGCTGGTTCGTCTGCATTACCTGCTGCAACGATACCAGCACGAAGTTGAATGATGAATCTATCATTATCATCTGACAACTGTCTTAACATTGTTACAGCATCTGGTACTGTTGATGCTTCTTCGATAGCACAAAGTTCAAGAAAACGTTGCATAGAACCTGGTGTATATGATCCTAACATACGAATCTTTTCTGCTATTATATCGACATTATTAAAAATAGCAGTATATAGATTACCCAAGAAGTCGTGATACTGTGCGAAGTCTGGACCCTCTACATTCCAATGATAATTATGAGCTTTTAAATAAAACCCGAAATTGGTCCCCAAAATGACTTTCATTTGTTGAATTAATGACTCTTTCATTGTTGTTCCTTTTTGCTTTGTTTTAGCATTTTAATTAAATCTGTTGTCGAACCAATAAATACCGCTTTATCTATACTTAAGTTATTAGAATCAGCGGCTTTTGGTAATAAGTCTTTCTTTCTTTTTTGCAATTCCAATAAATCTTTATTTAAATCCGAAAGATTTTTAATTAGTCCAGATGCAACTTCATATGCTCTTGGATGTTCTGATTCTATTGCAACTTTCAATAGATGATCAATAGCATCATTACCTTTTTCTATAAGTTGCATTATATTCTGTCTTGCGAATTCAGTATCCGCTTGCACATCAGTTTCGGCATTAGATACAACAGGATTTACTTCTACGATCTGTTTTGTTTTAGTTTCTGTTGGAATAGGTTCAATATCAAGAACTTCAGATAATTTTTCGTTTATTTTTTTCATTTACTATGATGATCCTATGGTTCAATAATGGTTTCTGAAAAACCATATTCATCATCTGGTGAAGCATCTATAGGATCTGGAACCACACGAATCGTTATAGTATTATTATCTTGATTGAATTGTGTTTCTGTAACAACATATTTAGCGTGAGATATATCACCTACCAATTCTTCACCGACTTCGATAATATCATTAAGATTTCTCAGCACTAAAGTTCCAATAGAATTATTACTGAAGTAGGTTACTGTGCCAAATTTATTTTTAGAAGTTCGAACAACTTCGCTTTCTCTGAAATAATTAGATCCATTAGCATAATCTACAGTTATTGATTGTTCATTTAAGAAAGAACGATTTAAAATCTGTCTGTTTAGTTGAGGTACACCCGATATGTTCGTTGATATGAACGTAACATTTGAATTAACGCCTGTTATTAGACCATTAGCAGCAACTTTAACTGGCGGCCAAATATAACCTTTTGCTGTAAAATTCAAATTCCAAATAATCAAACGAGTGTCCATGAAGTCGCCTTCATAGGTTGTCTCGTTATCGACTGTGTTCAGAAGAATTGGAAGATCATATTTTTGTTGAAGTTCTGAAATAAAATCAACTGATACTGTAAAGTCTGGTGTAAAGAATGGCAATATTTGTTCTATAATTTGTGTGCCGTCTTCTGTATTTCTCACATATATCGACATTGAGAAATCAAAGTTATATGGTATAGGATTATATTGAGTGATGACAGAATTATTTGGTCCTAAATTCATATTTTGAATTATTGAATTTCTTTTTCTTTCAACATCATATGACATACCAGTTAATTCAAAAGAGATTCTTGGTACAACGGTATTAACAGATTTCGTCAAACTTGGATCCGAGGTAATTCTTGTTAAATACTTTTCCTTTGAACCATATGATAATGGTACTTTAAACACCTCTTTTGGTGTTACACCGTCTTTTGTGTATCTTACAATTTGAATATCATTGAAAATTGTGCCAAAAGCAACGACAATTTTTCTTATTGATCTATTATAAAAATGTAAATTGTTTAACATTAAACTGTACCGAAAGGATTAGTCTCAGACCAATCTATAATTGGTTCTGCTTCTACTTGAATTCTATTGTTATCGATTATATCTTCAAATGCATCATCCATAGTTACTGTATCAGAAACAACATTCGCAACTGCTATCGTAGAAGAAGTTGCGCCTATAATATTTCCAGATGTAAATACACCATTTACACAATAAACATCAATATGTGTATTTGGTACGAAATCATAAACGAATGCTTTTACCGTTGCATTCGCAACTGAGTTTGCACCTTGATAAACGATTTCATCATTTAAAAACTTACCTGTAACTGTGTTAATTGTGATTCTTGTTCTTGGATATGAATCTCTAATCTGTGAGTCGATCTCATCTATACCAGTTCGTATAATTTCATTTGAGAATACATATTGCTTAACTCTTAAGGCATACAAATAAACGTTACCGCCTCTTCCTTTACCTAGAGTGTAAAACATTGCTTGATTGTTTTCATGTTCAACGAAAGTAATTTCAAAGAAA